CCGACTTGATGACGAATTTGTCGTACACCCAGGAGTAGGTGCATTCAACCTTGAGCGACAGTCCCACCTCCTTAATGATGCGTGACAACAGGCTTGACAGACTGACCTTCTTCAGCACTGCATCCTTGAGTGGCTTGCGGAAGAGGAAGAGGTCGTCTTCGCACGTCAGCGTCAAGTCACCGTTATCAGTGGCAATGCGCTGCAGGTAGCCCGTGAACTCCTCGATGAGCCCCGTCTCCTCATATCCTAGGCGAATTGTGACGGCATCACCACGATGGATTGCATCTTCAACGTCGAGCGCCTTGTTGTACTCGGAGGCAGGTAGTGTGATCTTGGCCGTGTCTGCGAGGAGCTCCACCGAGGAGTGTATCTCCACCTTATCGAGCATCGAGAGCTGGTAGCCACCTATCTGGATGTCATAAATCATCGTGTACATAGCTGACTACTTGGTGAGGTCTCGACGAGTGAGTAGGAGCTTGTAGGTATCGTCACTCACTGCCTGGAGGGAGAAGTTCTGGTTTGCATCACCCGAGGTGTGCGGGAACTCCCATGACTCAAAGACAATACGCGTGATACCGAAGAGCTCCAGAAGTGGGCAATAGGCGGACACCTTGGCTGACTCGAGGTACTTGCGCAGGCGCTGCACATCCTCCTTTGGGTAGCGCCCATCGGATCCGATAAGAACTCCCTCAAGCCTGATGCTGTAGTCATCGAGCGTCCAGCGCTCCTTGACGGAACCACGGATCTTCCCCTTTGACACCTGCCGCTTCGTGAGGATATGCTGCCCTGTGATGGTGATCATCGGCTCTTGAGGGAGTAGCCACGGTTCTTCACCCTCAAGTGCCAGAGACACGGGGAATACCATCGGCAGGCCGAGGGCATTTGTCTGCACCTCCTCAAGCTCCTCCTCAGAGAGAGGTACATCTACCTCGGGGAGATCTCCGTCAGGGAGGGCTACCCCTGCCCGATTGAAGAGGAAGGGGGGAGGTATTGGTAGCCGCCTAATTATAGTGTCAAGCTCGAATGTTGTCATCGGTCAGTGCTTGTTGCTATGGCCAGCGAGCGGTTAACCACTGATATGATGCTGCGCTCCAGCTCGGCAGTATCGGTCTTGTCCATCATGGACACCTGTATGCGCTCGACGAGCTTGCCGATATTCATAGTGATTTGCGTGTTGCGCGTACCACCAGTGGCTATTGCGTCGCCAGTCTTTCCACGGCCACCCTTGCCCTTACCTTTGCCCCCCTTCGTGCTTCCAGAGCCAAAGATGACGCTCTCACTACTGCTACTTCCGAGTAGGCCAGGAACGGATATTGACGAAGTCTCTTTGCCTTCATTCCGCTTCTTAGCCTCGTCCTTGGCGATCTCTTCTGCGAGGTGCTTGTCGTAGCCAGATCCAACGCCACTGAGGAGGTCCTTAGACGACTGGTAGGCTTGCGTGGCGCTATTGACTCCAACGAAGCCCTTGGCTGCTTCACCGACAGCATCCGCAGCTCCCGAGAAGTCGCCCTCAAAGAGTAACTTAATCGCCTTACCAACGTTTCCGATCGAGCTAAGGAGCTCCTCTATTCGAGATATCAGATACTCCTTAATTACCCCTGCAAATCCTTTGATTGTATCCCACATGGTCAGCAGAAACGCACGGAATCCCGCGAACTTATCCCAGCAGTAAACAACCACTCCAACAAGTGCCGCTATAGCTACGACAACTATACCTATCGGGTTTGCCGTTAGGGCGGCATTAAGGAGCCACTGTACAGTCGTCCAGCCAATGGTAGCAGCCTTAACGATCAACATCACTCCAGCCATTGCCATGTGTGCGATTGTCTGTGCCTTAAGAGCTATAGCGACCACTCCGATGACCCATGCAGCGAGAAGAAGCTCCTTTCTCCATGTCTTGACGAACCGAACAGTTCCAACAACAAACTCAACGACACCGCCAATGACAGCGAACACCTTAGGGACATACTTCGCAACCACAGAGAAGAGATCCAGCAAGTAGGGCTTAATCTGCTCGTAAATACTCACGGCCCCACTCTGAATTGCCCCCATCATGGTATTCCATGATCCCGCACCCGAGGCTCCCAGCGCATCCATCATTCCATGGAATTGCCCGCCTTCACCCGTCGCATGAGCGATTGCCTGTGCTACATTTTCCGCAGTGATCTGCCCCTTACTCATCTTCTCCTGGAGGGATTCGAAGCTCTCACCTGTCATCTTTGAGAGCTCCTTGAGGGGATTGAACCCCGCCCCAACAAACTGCATGAGGTCTTGCCCCATGAGCTTGCCTGCAGCATTAACCTGCCCGAAGACAAGCGAGAGCGTGGAGAACTTCTGAGCTTCGCCCCCTGAAATATCCGCCAGCTGACGCATGTACCCCGTCACCTTGTCTGCCTCAATACCGAAGGAAAGCATCTGCTTAGCCCCCTCCGTGAGTTGCATTCTGTCAAAAGGTGTTCTATCAGCAAACTCAGCAATTTCCCCGAGCATCTGATTTGCCCGCTCACCATTCCCCACAAGCGTCTGAAAAGCAATACTCGTCTGTTCAGCTTGCATCCCAATCTTTGATACTGCCGCCAGCCCTCCACTAATTAAGGCGTAGGGATTGGTGAGCAGGGAAAATCCTGGAATAGCACTTAACTGCCCAGCAAGATTGCCAAAGCTGAAAGCCTGGCGAATAGATGCCCCGACTCTTCGTGCCTTGCTCTCGATCGAATCGAGGGCAGACATAACACCTCGCGCTGTGCTGAGCACATTCTCCTGCTTAGCGGTGAGACGTAGTACGAACTCTAGGGACTTATCCATTGCTTTGGGCTTCGAGCTTTCGCAGCTCGTTGAGATAGTTGATGGTTGCCGCCCATTGATGATCGGGCAGCGTATCGGGGTTTAGGTGTAAGTAGTAGCGGATGTAGGTATCAAAGAAGAGGAAGCTCTCCCAGGAGACCTGTCGTTCTTCGGAGGAGGAGATAGCCTCCGCCTCCCTTAGAGCTTTTTTACCTCGGCCTCCTTCTGCTTGAGGACTTCGTCCAGCTTGCCTATAGCTGGCAGGAAGTAGTCGTCATCCTCAAGAATCTCCTTGTCTCCGTCCAGCCAGAGTTGCTTGAAGAGCGTTTCCGACAGTTGGATGGGATCCTTAATTCCTGATACGAAGCTGAACTCCTGGCGGGTAGGCTTGCGGATAGCGCAGCTCTTATCCTCTACGACGATGAGGTAGATGGCCTCTTTGCCATGCTGCTTCTTCCACGATTCGATTTGTTCGGGTTTGAATTCCATTTTTATACAGATTAAAAAGCGTTCGAAGGACTATGCACTCTGCTTGCGCAGGAAGGTGAAGGGGAGGGTATATTCAGTGAACTTATCCCCCTGCTTCCACTTGTCTTCTTCCTTGCTGAATGTGCAGCCGACAAGCGTATCGGTGTGGATGACATCGCCCTGCGAGGGGTCGCCATAGCACACCACGATGGTCGTCGAAGCGCCGAGGATACTGCCACCGCAAGCCTTCTGCAGGAGATGGAATTCGCTACCCGTAAGGGTGATTGTCCCAGAGTACTTGATGTTACCACGCTGTACAGCCATTGGCTGGCTGCCAGCCCCGTAGATGGGTTCCTGCTCCTGCTCGGCGGTGTACTCAATGCCACGGAGGCCAGTGACTCGACGACCGCCGAGGAGCAGGGTAATGGTCATCCACTCGTACTCGCGTCCGTTGTAGATGTTCATTGGAGTAGGATTACTTAGATGTTACAGCCGTGAAGCCAAGTTCTACGTCGATGTATCGGGCATATCCGAAGGGGCGCACCGAGAGCTTTGCTCGCACCTCCGACGTCGCAAGGACATTGGTAGGCAGGATCTCAAAGCGACAAGCGCTACCCGTAGACTCATCGGCAGAGAGTTCCCCCTTGGCGGTCATAGCTCTGTCGACAGCCGACGTAATTTCCTGCTCCCAGCTACGCACGGTTGCAGGGTGGAGCGTGCCGTCAGCCTCGAGCTCAAGCTCGTCAAGAAGGAAGGAGAGGAGGGTGTCGTAGGCGATGCGGTAGGCCTTGTCGATCGTTCGACGTGCGGTGACATGAGCATAGTCGTCAGACTCGCTCGTCGCCAGACGATCGTCGCAGAAGTAGAAGCCTGCGCGGCCGACATACTGACGAGGGCAGATATACCCCTTTGTGTAGAGGTCGGCGACAGCACCTGTCTGCTGCTCGATGGGCTGACCGCTCAGATAGATTGCATCGGCGGCAATCTTGCCATCTCGCACGCGACCTACGTTGCGCTGCACTGCACTTGCCGCAATGCGACCAGCCAGGAGACCAACAGCAGCACCCTTACCATCAGGCTGGGTGTCACCGACGAAGACCCCTACTCTGTTGCAAGCGAGCTCGCCAAGATCCTTGAGCCCCTGACGCTTGAAGCCACGACCCTCAAGGATGACGAAGAGTGGTGCATAGAGCGCTTCGGTTGCATGTACCGCGGTCTCTTGAGCCTTAGGGATAGCCGAGAGCACATCGGCGACGATCCCCTCTGCAGCCTCAGGCTCATCCTGGGCGTCCAGGGCGATGGCCACTGCGCGCAGACGGCCCTTACACAGGGTGATGAGCTTTCGGAGCTCACCAGCATCTTCTTCGGTGTCACCCTTCGTACAGAGCTCGGTCATCGTCTTCGTCTTCTCGACGCCGTAGATGATGACCTCCGTACCTTCACCAGCCTCAGCATAGAACTCACGCACGTGCTTATAGAGCGCTGCGTTGTTCTTCTCTGTGACCTTAAGGCCCTTCAGGTCTCCAACCGATCGGATGGAATAGGGCTTGCCGAGCTCGTAAGTTGAGCCAACAGCCGTAGAGGCGACCATGAGAGCGAGGAGCCCATCGGGAGAGTCGCCCACCTTGCCGAGGTTGCCCTCGGCAAAGGTGATTTTAACTCGTGGTAACTGTGCCATGATCTTTGATGTTAGACGTTACCCTCTGCGACGAGGAAGACACCCTTCTTGTCGTAGCGACGGTGGCTACCGCCAACACGCATCAGGAAGGAGTAGATGTCTCCGTAGTAGGACGGATTATCAAGGGAGCTGAACATGTGCGCTTCGCCGATAGCGCGAGAGACACAGCTCTGCTGCCAAGCGAAGCCTGCACCCACCTCGGTAGCCTCACCACCAGTAGGCTCGGTGATGATGTTCCCATTGGACTTCATACGAAGCACCGTTGAGCGAGTGAAGATGTCAATCCCATAGAGACGCCCCACTGTACCCTTTGCCACATCAGCCGAAGCAAGGAAGGCAAAGCGATTAGCCTCAGTGAGGCTATCAAGCAGGTCGCCGTACATATCCGTGTCGAGGATAAGGTAGCGCCCCGTCGCAGGGAGGTCCTGCTTGTCCATACGCATAGCGATCTGGTGGACAACCTTATCTGTCATCTTACGACGCTGACCTGTCCCCTGAGCTGTATGAGCAGCGCGAGCATCACCATCGGTGAGAATTGGGCTTGCAGCATCGGCGCCCTTAGCCCATCGATGCAGGATGAGCTCAGACGCTACGCGCTGCAGCTCGGACTTGTCATTCTGAAGGATCGACACGCGCTTGTCATAGGAAAGCTCAACGGTGTCTGCATTTGAGATATGCACAGGATCCGTGGTGAGCTCATCAATATCGTAGGTGAGCTCGTTATCAGTGCGCTCACTGATCGATGCTGGCTTGGTCGTACGGTTCACCTTGACCCCAGAGGGCTTACCCGCATGGGGTACATGCACCGTTTTGTGCGAGACGTACTGAGAGTCATCCTCGGACTTAGCGACGAAGCTGTCGTCGGGGAAGAAATTCTCCTGCAGGGTCTTCAGCCAGACTTGTGTCTGTAGTGCCATAAATCTTAATAGTTATTGGTTGTTGGTTAATTGGGTGGAGCAGCTACTCCTTATAGGGTACGCCGAACTCCGCCTGGAAGAGGTCCTTGAAGCCCTCATAGTTAGTAGCCTTGAAGTCTGCGAGCAGACCTGCACGATCGAGCTCGTCCCAACTCTTCCCAGCGAACTTGCTCGTAGGCGTAGTTTCTGGAGCGAGATGGTCCTCTACTCGTGGCAGCTTATTCTTAGGCTTCTGCGAGGGGAGAGAGTTGAGCAGCGCCTTCGTTTCCTCGGGAGCTGACGAGAGGAGAGCCTCATAGTGCGCACGCTGCTCCTGGGTGATCTTACCCGCCTCAACAGCTGCATCAAGAATGCTCTTATTGCGCTCTGCCTCCATTGAGGCGACTTGTGCCTTCAGCTTACCATTCTCTTCTTCAGAGGATCGGAGCTGATTGGAGAGGCGAGCTACCTCTCTTACCACTTCACCCTCGCCCATTGAGGCGGTGATAAAAGGGCAGGACTTGCGAAGTTCATCGATTAGTGCCATGTCATCATTATTTATTGCCTGGTTTTCCAGGCGGTTTTGGAAATACGTTTGAATTTCTTCTTGTGTGGACTTTTCAGAGAGAGGGGGTGCATCATCCTCGTCCATCGAATAGATGCCGTCGATGAGCCCCATAGAGAGGCACTCCTGAGCGGTGAGCCAATGATCCTCCCCATCAAAGTAGGTCGCCTCAATCTCCTCGGGTGTCTTACCCAGGCGCCCTGCGATCATCTTTGCAAGCGTCCCCTGAAGCTGTTCCATCTCCTCGGCTACTCGGCGGAGCTCCTTGCTATTCCCCCATGACCCCCCACTTACATTGTGTAGCATCAGGCGTGCATAGGGCGACATATAGAGAGGCTTCCCGCAAAGCGCGATGATAGCCGCCATCGATGCGGCGATGCCATCAACATATATGGTGAGGTTAGCCGTACTATTTCGAAGCGCCTCATAAATAGCCAACCCACAATAGACCTCGCCACCTCCGCTATTGATACGGATGTCGATCTTATCATAGGTGCGCGTAAGCTCAAGGAGTCGCGTGACGACATCTCGGGCGGATACCTCTGACCAGTCTCCGACCTCTCCATAGAGGAGGATAGTTGCCTCACCTCCCCCTGAGGGAATCACGTCAAAAAATCGTCTTATCTGTGCCATGCGATTATAATTTCTGAGAGCAAATTTATAAGCGCAAACACCCTCTTTGCAAATCCAATTTTACACACGCAACTGACTGATAGTGTGACACTACCAGCGGATGATAATCGGTAAAATTGGATTTGCAAAGAGGGTGTTTTCGGAGCGAACTTTGCCTTAGTAAATCACCCGTAGGTATGTAGTAATGGCAAAGCAGACTGACAATACAAAAACGGCCAAGCGAGAGCTTGCTCAACGGCTATACATTGATAGCAACTATACGCAAGAAGAGGTAGCCGAGATCATTGGTGTCACCAGGCAGACCATCATCCGCTGGGCTAAGACCTATCACTGGCAGGAGCTCCGCGCTGCAACCTCTGTGTCTCCAGCCGAACAGATCCGACAGCTTCGCCAGCAAATAGCCAATATCAACGAAGCCATCCTAGCTCGTCCAATCGCCGAGCGATGGGCAACTCCAGCCGAAGCAGACTCACTTAACAAGCTCGCCACGGCCATCGCCAAGCTCGAAAAAGACGTAGGCATTGAGGATCTCGTCTCTGTGGCCATGGCCATGACGAGCTGGATGCGCGCATCCGACCCCGAGCGAGCTAAGGAGCTCAGCAACCTCTTTAACGCCTATATACAAGACGTCACGGGAGGGACGAAGCGATGAAACTCGATGAGAAGAGAGCCTTAGCGCAGTGGTCGGAGTACCACCGCGCGATGCTAAATGATGTATTCACCGATACCTCACTCACGCAGGCTGAGGTCGACAAGCTGCGTCGCGACCTAGAAGCAGATCCTATACGATGGATTCAACACTGCTTCCCCAAATATGCCAAGTACCCCTTTGCGAAGTTTCACATCAACGCTATCCTTCGCCTCATCCAGCATGACGAGTGGTACGAGGTGCTCTCCTGGAGCCGTGAGCTCGCGAAGAGCACCACGGTAATGTTCGTACTCCTCTACCTCACCCTCACGGGGCGCAAGCGCTTTGTCGTCTGCGCATCCGCCACTGAGGATGCAGCCATCCGACTGCTCACACCTCTCAAGATCAACCTTGAGAGCAACAGCCGTCTGCGCCAGCTTTATGGAGAGCAACAAACACTCGGCGCATGGACGGAAGGGGAGTTTACCGCTAGATGCGGTGCGAAGTTCCTTGCGATTGGTGCTGGATCGGCACCACGAGGTATTCGCAACGAGAACGTGCGCCCAGATGTGATCTACTCCGATGACTTTGACACCGACGCCGACTGCAAGAATCCCACCGTGCTAAAAAAGAAGTGGGACTGGTGGGAGCAGGCCTTATATGGTACTCGATCAATCTCCGAGCCTCTCCTCGTGATTTGGTGCGGGAACATCATAGCCAAGGACTGCTGTATCACTCGAGCTGGCAAACTCGCGAACAGCTGGGACATCATCAACATCAGAGACAAAAGCGGCAAGAGTAGCTGGGCTGCAAAGAACAGCGAAGAGCACATCGACAGAGTGCTCTCCAAGATTAGTAAGCGTGCTGCACAAGCGGAGTACTTCAACAATCCTCTCGAAGAGGGGGAGTTCTTCAAGCTCCTCCCATGGGGAAAGGTCCCACCACTCCACAAGTTTCAGTTCCTAGTCACGTACGGTGACCCTGCCTACTCAGATAGCCGAAGCAAGAAGAGCTCAACGAAGTCCCTGTGGCTTCTCGGAAAGTACAAGGAGCGCTACTACATCATCAAGGGCTTTCTCGCCCACGAGACTAACGCCACCTTCATTGATTGGTACTTCCAACTTGAGCAGTACGTCGGTGGGGCAGCCCCCGTCTACCACTACATAGAGAACAACAAGCTCCAGGACCCCTTCTTCCAGCAAGTCTTCCGTCCCCTCCTCGCAGAAGCGAACAAGAGGCGAAAGATGAGCCTACATATCCGAGCGGACGAGAAGAAGAAGACCGACAAGGCGGCACGTATTGAATCGCGACTTGAGCCGATCGACAGAGAGGCACGCTGGGTCTTCAACGAAGAAGAAAAGGACAATCCGATGATGCTTGAGCTGCGTGAGCAATTTCAGCTCTTCGACCTTTCACTGCCTTACCCTGCGGACGGACCCGACTCCATCGAAGGGGGCATCCGAGCTCTTGACGACAAGTTGCGAGCATTTGAGCCAACAATCACAATCCCCGTCGAAGACCTTCGACATGACAACAAGTATAGACTATAGATATGGACAACTTCATTGACCTCACCGACTACGACTCCTCTATCCATAAGGAGATTTTAGGGGCGCTTGTACGGAAGGAGACGCAGCCAGGTGTCGCCAACCCATCCTACGACCCCGAGATCATCGAGACCTGCGAGGATAGAGCTGTTGGAGAGATGCAGGGGTATCTGAACAAGGCATACGACGTAGCTGCCATCTTCAGCGCAAGAGGGAAAGACCGACACGCGCTCATCCTCATGTACGCAATCGACATCACACTCTACCACCTCTTCACCATTCACAATCCCTACAAGATGTCGGGCATCCGAAAGGACCGATACGAAAGAGCAATGGAGTGGCTCAAGATGGTCGCAGCGGGAGACATCACCATTGGCGGAGCGCCTCGCCTCCCACAAGAGGACGCACGGCAAAACGCTCGCTTTATCATCGACAGCGACCGACCAAGACCTACACGACTATAGACATGGCAAGAACCGTAGACGAAATCAAGCGAGAGATGACCGATGCATTCATAGCTGATCCAGTCATCCGCGAGAAGTACCAGCTCAAGGAGGGGGACACCTTCCGCTCAGCCTTTTCGCTGGTCAGCCTGGAGAATATCCTCTTTTTCATCGTTGCCGCTGCGCACCATGTTGTAGAGCGCATCTTTGATGGACACCGCGATGACGTTGAGCGTACGCTTGAGCGCGCTATCGTGGCCACCGTTCCGTGGTACTATCACAAGGCGCTGGCTTATCAACATGGCGACAAGCTCAGACTTGACGAGGGGACGATGCAGTATCGCTATGCCAAGATAGACGAGGGGCGTAGAGTGGTCAAGTACGCCGCAGTACGCGATCGTGGCGGAAGCATCCAAATCCTTGTCTCAGGAGAAAAGAGCGGGCGACCAGAAGCGCTATCAAAAGACGTACTAACGGCGTTCGAAGCATATATACGCACGCTCAAGCCAGCAGGCGTTGTCATCTCTGTGCGTACCGCCCCTGCGGACCACATCCGCATAGCGGCAACCATCTATGCCGACCCGATGATCCTCTCTCCTCAGGGTGTGCGCTATCGAGATGGATCGCGACCCGTTGAAGACGCTATCAACGCCTACCTCGGCGGCATCACATTCGGTGGCACATTCAACAAGACGAAGCTCGTCGACGCTATCCAAGCCGTCGAAGGTGTCACAGATGTCATCCTCGGTGACTGCTCTGCACGCCCAGACGCCGGCACATACAAGAGCATTGTCGGCAATAACTACACCGCATTCAGCGGTTCAATAATCTCTGACGACCTCAACTCAACGCTTCGCTATGTGGTATAAATTCGACCCGCTCAAGTTCGCAGCGGATATGCTCCCTCCAGTTCTCCGATCAAAGGTACTCCTCGCTATCCTACGAGCACTACTAACTCCACTCAGGAGACTCCTTGACAGATTCGGTCAATTCCGTGGAGACGTGCACCGACGGCTCAACACTACAGGGCAGACCTTCTCCCTCGAGGCTGCGCTTAACGAGAAGTATAGACTCTCTCCAGGAGCGATCTATATAACCGACACGGACGATAAGCAGCTCTACCTCTACTTCTCATCGGAGGGGAATGCACCGCTTCACCTACACCTAATCTCCGAGCGCCAAGACCCCTTCTACCTCGGCTTCGCACATGAGGGGAAGCACGAGCCTGACTTCATCGTCCACATCCCCTCCTTCCTTCGTAGCGAGGAAGCTGAAATCATCAGATTCATCAACATCTATAAGCCTGCAGGCAGAACATACAAGATAGAATACTACGACTATGAATGAGATTAAATTCACTGAGGGCGGGCAGCCTATCTCCCTCGACGACCTCAAGCAACTCAGCGACAACATCACTAGTAGTGTTGCACTACTGGCAAGCCTCTGCGGCGACGGCATCCTGGACGGATGCGACCTCGCAGCTGATCAAACGGGTGGAGGTGCACGCATTGTCATATCCTCTGGACACGTCATTATTGCGGGGGCTATCTATGATGTTGACGAGACTGAAATGCACTTTAATGGCCTCGGCCTTGCCAACCTCCCATCAGAGGTCTTCCTTGTACCCTCGACCGAAGAGAGTCGCTCGATGGATTTTGCCGACGGGAGCACGCATCCAACCCGCGTGCGCAAGACCGCGGTAGCGGTTCGTGAGCGTCCATCCGACAGGGCCTACATTGCGTACAAGCTATCAGCTAACAACAGCAGCAACCCACGCCCATTCATCCCGAGGAGCGAGGAGGCGAAGGTTGACAGCTACCGTATCCTTCGCGATGGCAAGCAGGTTGGCTACATGAATCTCCATGTTATTAATGGGCTCCCTCTATTTAGGGCTTGTGAGCTACATATCCCCGTAGACAACAAGGTCATCAGATCGACGGGCGATGCGCATACGATGTACACCATCGATGGACCTAACTCCGACAAACTCTACTTCTCCATTCGCAGCGTAGTAGATATCTGGCAAATGACGACCTACGACATCATCATTGCAGCTGGGAGCATCGCTCTGCAGAAGGATAGCCAGCGCATCAACGAATTCGACGGTCGGGGGCTTAATGCCTTTGCCCTTATTAAGACAAACTACTCTCTCGTATGAACAACTCTCAGATAGACCTCATCAAACGCGCTGAGGCACTCGCTGCAAAGACGGAAGCAGGCTCAATCACACCCGAAGAGCTCGGCTACCTCATCCGTGATGTCGCCGCCTATGTCGCCGAGGTAGAGCGCGAGGGTGGAGCGCTCGGTGTACGCAAGGTGTACACCTCCATCTCGGCGATGAAGGCGGATACGACTCCCACTGGCGACGACGACAAGCCCCTGCGAAGGGGCAACCTCGTTGCCGTTTATGACGCTGCACATCCTACGGCAGCGGACAACGGACGTATCTACGTGTACACGGGGTCGGGCTACACTGAAGTTGCACATCTGCAGGTGCACCTTGCCAACCCCTACTCGGATGCAGATAAGGCGAAAGTAGACCTCATCAAGACCGACGCTGGCGAGGATTACTACCTTGCAGGCGACGGTAACTATAAGCCTATCCATGTCCCTGAGGCTCCTATCCAGAGTATCTCGGTGGGTGGCACTAACCTCCCTCCCGACTCTCGTGGTAACGTTGACCTCACCATCCCCAAAGCACCAGTGCAGGGGGTGGCAGTCAACGGCAGCACTGTCGATCCCGACGACTCGGGCATCGTCAACATTGAGACCAAGAGCGGCACTGTACAGAGCGTCACGCTTAATGGACGCAAGTCGCTCCCCGATGAGTCGGGCAACGTGGCTATCTCCATCGACGAGGTAGCCGTCGACGACACCCTCAGCGCGGAGAGTACCAACGCCGTATCTAATGCAGCAGTCACGGCAAAGCTCAACGAGGTAGAGCATGCCACCATTGCAGGGATGGATGCTCAGCTCTCCGAGGACGAGCAGACCGTCACGCTCAAGCTCACCAACAAGAATGGTGGTGAGGTAGCCTCTGTTGATCTCCCTGCAGGGGGTAAGGGCGGCGGAGGAGGGGACCAGCAGACCACCCGCATCATCCTCACCTCCTCGGTGTCGCAGTCGGCCGTCAAGGCTGGTGACACCGCACAGCTGACCTACACCTACCGACACGTGTCGGCAGACAACGACGAGGCGCCTACGGGCGTGCAGGCGACTATCCGCCTGACCATCCGTCGAGGGGCAACGCAGCTCCTGGAGCAGACCATCCCCGACGTATCGGCAGGGACGTACACTCTTGACCTCACACCCTACCTCACCACGGCAGGGACAGTCGACGTGCAGATACTCGCCACGGCCACCAACGCCGAGGGGAAGACGCAGAAGCGCACGATAGCCACCTCTGTAGCCGTCTACGCCCTTGCGCTTAACTCAAGCTACTCCCTCTCCTCTGGGCTACCAGGCTACGCTACAACGGACATCCTGGCTATCCCCTATGCTGTCACTGGGGTGGGCAACAAGACCATCACCCTCTACATCGATGGGGTGAGCTACAGCGTTCAGAGCGTCACACGTGCGGGTACGACTAACGGCACCTTCCAGGTACCCCTCCAGGGGGCACACGAGGGCCGTCACACAGCTCAGCTCATCGCCGAGCTCACTATTGGAGCTAAGGAGATCCGTAGTGAGAGCATCTACTTCGACTACTACGTCGGAAAGACGGAGGACCTCCCCCGCATCGGCGTCATGCTACGTCGACACGATGGGCATATCCTCCCAGCCGAGGAGCACCTCTCACCGCGCCTAGACGCAGAGCAGTTTGCGAGCTACAGCTTTAGCTATGCCCTTTACGACCCGCAGAGACAGCCCGCAGATCTATCACTCCAGGTAGGTGACGCTGAGGCGCTGTCGCTCTCTATGGGCCGAGGTGCGGAGGTCTACACCTCACGCAGCGTCGTTGCAGGGGATATCCCTGCGCGCCTATCCACGCGCCTTGACGTGAGCTACGACCTCACCATCTCCGTGCGCGAAGGTCACGTCAACGTAGGGGAGGTCACCGACGGCGTGACCCTCGCTCTCTCAGCACTCGGACGCAGTAACTCCGAGGCCAACCCCGCCACGTGGAAAAACAGCGGTATCGCTACCACCTTCCGTCAGTTCGACTGGGCTGCGGGCGGATGGGATGGCTCGTCATTGCGTCTAGTCAACGGCTCATCCATCACCATCCCTGCGACCTTCTTTGCCACCGACCCGATGGGGCTTGGCGGTACGATTGAGCTGGAGCTTCGCACCGACAACGTCCTCTCATCGACGGGTGCGGTCGTCTCCTGTCTTGACGACAAGGGTATCGGCTTTGTCGTCACGGGTAAGCAAGCTGAGCTGCGCACCGCGTCAGGTGCGGTCGTAGTCACCAAGTTTGCCACGGGTGAGTTCTATCGCATCGCCTTTGTCGTGCAGCCTAAGTCGGGGAGTCGACTCCTGGAGATTTACGTCAACGGCATCCGCTCAGGGGCGGTCAGCTACGGGCAGGCGGATACCCTCCTGCAGGTTGCCTCCAAGCCCATCGACGTGACCAGCCAGCATGCCGACGTACGCCTGCGTGCCGTACGACTCTATGGACGTGCCCTCTCCGACGATGAGGTGCTCAGCAACTACATAGCTTCCCGCCCTGATGCTGCTGAGGTCGTGACGCTCTACGAGCGCAACGATGTCCTCGGCGACGACGGAGCTGTCTCCCTCGACAAGCTCCGCAGTCAGGGTAAGAGCGTGCTGCGCATCGTAGGCAATGTTCCCCTGGTCAACGAGACCAACACCAAAAAGTTCGAGGTCTCAGTAGACATCTACTTCTACAGCGGATTTGGCAAGCAGTACGACTTCGTCTGCAAGGGGGCGGGGCTGCGCATCCAGGGGACGTCTTCGACGACCTACCCACGAAAGAACTACCGCATCTACCTCGACCGCAAGAAGAAGTACAATACCACCCTCACGGTGGGCGGCATCGAGCAGCAGGAGCTTAAGTATGCCTTTACGCCTGGAGCCGTACCCGTGTCGATCTTCACCATTAAGGCGGACTTCGCCGAGTCGAGCTCGACGCACAATACGGGGCTTGCGAAGCTCTTCGACGAGACCTTCCGCAGAGCGGGCATTCTAACTCCTCCCCAGAAGGCTTCGCAGGGCGTTCGAATAGCTATCGACGGCTTCCCTATGGATGCCTTCTTCGACCTCGACGGGTCTGGCCACAACACCTACCTCGGCAAGTACAACTTCAATAACGACAAGAGTGGTAGTGAGGAGGTCTTCGGATTCGTCAAGGACGACAAGTGTATGTGTCTGGAGTTCCTCAACAACTCCGAACCCCTTGCCCTGTTCACCACCGACAACATGGCGAGCTTCAAGACGGCGCTCGAATTCCGCCACCCTGACGGCGTGGAATGGGATACCGCCAGCGAGGCGCAGAAGACTGCCGTGCGTCGCCTGTGGAAGTGGATCATCAACTGCAAGGGCAACCCCACCAAGTTTAAGCGTGAGGTGGCCGACTACTTCGACGTGGATAGCCTCACGGGGTGGTACGTCCTCACTGAGTACTTTATGATGGTGGACCAGCGCGCCAAGAACATGATGCTCGCCACCTGGGACGGCTTGCACTGGTACTTCCTTCCCTATGACAACGATACGGTCCTCGGGGTGCGCAACGATGGTAAGGTCGTCTACGACTACACCATCGACGAGAACACCTTCGACGAGACGATCGGCTCCTATGCCTATGCAGGTCACGACTCCCTCCTTTGGCAGCTCGTCAGAGAGGCACTCCCCGACAAGCTCCACGAGACGGCGCAGAAGATCCGCGCTACTATGAGTAAGGAGCGAGTACTGGAGATGCTCAACGGCAAGTTCATGGCGAACTGGTCCGAGAGAGCCTACAATAAGGATGGGGAGTATAAGTACCTCCAGCCCTACACGGCAAGCGGCATCGACTACCTCTACTGTCTGCAGGGCTCACGCTATGCTCACCGCACGGCGATGATCAACGACCGCTTCGCACTGCTCGACGCCCAGCACCTGGCGGGTACGTATCGAGCCGATGCGCTGCGCCTCTACTTTGCGCACCAGTTCTCGAGTGACCGCAAGCGCATCAATATCACCGCCAGCGAGCGCTACTACTTCGGCTACGGCTATACGTCCAAGGCACCTCATGTCTCAGGTGTACGTGCCGACGCTTCGGGATCAAAGGTCTCCCTGGAGCTTGACACGGACCTCATCGTCAACGACCCGCAGAACATCTACGGCGCGAGTCGTATGGCGGAGCTTGACCTCTCAGACGTGAGCGCCTACATCGTTGGTACGGCGAACTTCGACAAGTGCTACCGCCTCTCCAAGCTCAACGTCTCATGCACCACAGGTCAGACAACCCTCACGGCCGTCACCGTAGGTGCGTGTCGTGTGCTCGAAGAGCTGAGTGTGGCGGGGCTTCGCTCCCCTTCGTTCCGCTCGCTTGACCTGACGGGAAATCCCCGTCTGAAGAAGCTCGATGCTTCGAACACCATCCTTACGGACATCGTGCTGGCAAATGGCTCCCCCATCACAGAGCTTCGCCTACCCGAGACGCTCACAACGCTTCGCCTACGCTACCTCCCCAAGCTCACTACAGAAGGGATCGTAGGGCTGAACTCTGAGGCTGTTACGCGACTCTGGTACGAGGCATGTCCGCTTATTGATTGGGAGGCTCTCCTGGAGCAGCTCAGCGCTGTGACACACCTGCGTATCGTCGGCATCGACCGCACGGGGGATGTCGCTTGGCTCAACCGCTTCCTCAGCAAGGGAGGGATCTCTGCATCGGGATCACTCACCACGACCTGCGCGCTCGTAGGAACGTACCGCCTAACGCAATTCATCTCAGATGTCGAGTACGACAAGATCGCGGCACACTTCCCCGAGCTGTCTATCCGCCAGCCTGAGTACACGATTGTAGGCTACGTGAATAGGACACTTGATAAGCAGGGGTTCACCCAGGAGGTGCTAGCTACCGACCGCTGGTTCAACCATGACAACCAGACGGGGTTCGGCTTTAACAAGCCCTACGCACCGTCTGGACACCTCCTGCGCATCTTCAAAGCTCGCCACCGATGGCGCGGTAGAGAAGAGAAGCGCGGAGAGATGGTCGTTTACCCCCTCAGAGATGATCACTTCGGCTACTACGCTGATGGGCTCACGAGAGACCTTTCTACGCCGACCAACCTAGCCGATGCCGAAGAGGGTGGAATTTGGGTAAACGAGCCACACTACTGGTACAAAGGCATCCACGATGGGGATACGTGCACCGACTACCAGGTGTATAGTTCGCTCCTCGATGAGCCTCGCCGTCCAGAAGGGAAGCTCTATGATCTGAAGGCGATTGAGAGCAAGCTGAAGCCCGTCATACAGCACTATATCCGCTGTCCCAAGGGATCGGAAGGCAAGAACATCTCTGAGTGTATCTACAAGTACCGCGCAGGCTACACCAACGAGAATGCCTGTAACCTCTACTCGTACATCAAGGTACCTGTCAAGGGGTATAAGAGGGTGAAATTCCCCCTGTGCAACAACGGATACAGCAACTCCGACGACCCAAAAGACGAAGTCAAGCATCAAGGATATTTCCAGCCAGAGCCCTATGCTGATCGATTTAAGTGGGAGCGAGGATGCATGATCTCAGCGGTCTTCACGGATGCAGATGGCAAGATTCTCAAGGTCATCCGACTCTCCAACATCGAGTACCCGCTCTTTGTGTTGGACTACGTCGCAAGCATCCCTCACGGCGCAGCCTACCTCTACACCTCTGTCCTCACCGAGTTCATCGACAGCGAAATGGAAATTTGGCTCACGAACTCCACGAACCCTGCCGATTGGGAGCCCCACTGGCAAGAGCACAAGGAGACCTGGACATCAGCTGTGCCGATGCACTGGCAAGAGGGCGAGAGCCTGCCAGAGATGACGATTGGGGAGAGCAAGAGACTCGGTAAGCGAGGTGAGATGCAGCACAAGTTCATGCTACTTCATGGCATGTACGACCAGCTCTCATACGAGGAATACAAAGACCTCCGCAATCTCCTCTGGGCGCATCATGGCAACTTCAAGCTCCGAGATATCTATGGATGGGGGGAAGGCTCCACGCAGAGCGAGAGCTACTTCCGGGGATTCTTTTCGCTACCCGAGGCGGGGATGGCAGGTACCACCGCACGTAACCTCCAAGGAAAGATTTCCGAACGCCCTGGCGTCATTGTGCAGGATGGCAATCGCAACCCCATCTACAAGGAGTGCCCTTATCCAACCGTCTTCGGCTATATCTGGCTGCCCAGCTCGTTCATTCTCTCTCTGTCAACATACACGAAAGAAGGTGTTTACTGCGCGCACTCCAAGCACGATGCTGTGCGTGGTGCTGTCACCACACGAAGAGATCATGCAAGCATAGGTGATTTATACAATGCCCTTGTGTGGATGCGCGAGTGGAGGCACTTTGGTGGCGTTGAGCGGCGCATTCATCCGCTCGGGAAATACGAGCGTAAAGAGTATGCACAGGAGGCGTCTGTCCTCCAGGTAGTGGGTGGGCGATATATGGACATTGTCACGCGAAAGAATGGGGGGAGTCAAAATGTAGGATGTGCCATGCGCAACCTCTTTGGCGAGCTCCTCAACGATAACGAGGTGTATGCAACAAACCCCGAGCAATGGGGTAGGAACGCCGACGGCGGGGTTTACACCAAATGGGACTGGTCACAACAATTCCTCGTCCCCATCTTCCGCGGCAAGGTGATCAAAGCCTCCTCTCCCGAAGAGCTACGAAATCTTAAGCATTATAAGTTCCTACTTGACGAAAGACCAGACCTCAGCAAATGGTAACGACAGATCGCCAAATTGGCAACCCCTATATGAGCGGTAAGCTCCTCTACTGCATTGATCCGCTCAATGAGCGCTACCTCATTGCCTACGATCTCCAGGAGATCGACAGCGAAGAGGGAGCCCCGAAGCAGTACACCTATCTCACCGAAGTATTTGACCACCGCCCCTCTCTGCATGAGGTGGCGGAGGTCATCTACCGCCCATACAACGATCTCTGCGACGATCGGGTGCTTTGTGGATTTAGCTACACCACACTGGAGGAGACCCCCGTCACACGCCACGTATGGCTCGACGAGACGAACCAGCGCAACTTCCTCGGCGAGTTCACCTTCGCCAAGCTCTTTGACGGCGTGAATCTGCCGACCATCATCAAGATGGGGCTTTCCGAGGATGAGGCCTACTACTATCAGGTCTCCACGCTCAACCAATACAAGCACTTCATCCTCTCGGCGCTTGGCCACATCAAGCAGTGTCTCTCCGAGTGCTGGACAGCCAAGCAAGCAGTAGATCTCACCCCTTACACCCTTGACAGCAATGGCGCGGAAGAAAACGAAGCAGTATCATAAGGCGGAATCTCAGCCTGCTCGACTCATCTCTGAGGGATCATACAACAGCAGAGAGGTTGTTGACATCGTCCTTAGCGTCCCTGAGCTTTTCTACTTCGATATCCAGAAGTACATCAATGCGATCAACTCCGCAAAGGCCGTAGACTTTTCATTCCGCTCTCGACTATACGATATGTATGAGTCGGCGCTCATGGACCTGCACCTTGCTGGGGTATTAGCCAAGCGCCTCAAAGGGGTCACTAAGGTTCCCATTGAATTCTCTCGAGACGGTGTACCCGACGAAGAGATCAACCGCCAGCTCGCGTCCCCATGGATGAAGCAGCTGCGCGAGGAAATCATCCTGGCGCAGTTCTGGGGATTCTCGCTCTTACAGTTCTACACTGATGATGAGGGGGACATCCGCTTCTACTCCGTGCCTCGCAAGCACTACGACCCCGTCAATCAGGTCCTACTCAGGCACCAGACAGACAGCAACGGAACTCCCATCTCCGAATTTCCCAACATGCTGTTCGTCGGAGCGGAGCGTGACCTTGGCATCCTGGCTCAAATCCTCGTAGCTGTCCTCTACAAGCGAAACAACTACGCAGACTGGGCGAAGTACTGCGAGCTCTACGCTATCCCAATTCAGGAGTACACCTATAATGCTGGCGACGAAGAGACACGTCGACAGCTCCTCCTTGACGCCCGTCAGCGAGGCAACAACGCCGTGTACATCCACCCAGCGGAGAGCAACTTCCAGTTTGTTGAGAGCAACGCCAAGTCTGGCACATCTGAGCTCTTCAAAGACTTCACAGACTACTGGGACAATCAGATCGCTGTGCGTGTCCTTGGCAACACCCTCACCACCTCGGCGTCATCCACAGGCACGCAAGCACTCGGCAGCGTTCACAAGGAGGTAGAGGAGGAGCTCAACGAAGATGACTGCAATACAGTCCTTGATGTCCTTAACTACTATATGCTCCCCATCTTTGAGTCACTTGGATTCAACGTCTCGGGTGGGAAGTTTGTCAGCGCAAAGCGCAAGGAGGTTGACACCGCGCGTCAAGCGGACATCTACCTCAAGATGCAGCAGCTCAACCTACCGCTCGACCCTGACGACGTGTACGAGACCCTCGGGGTGAAAAAGCCCGAGGACTTCGACGAGCAGATGGCCGAACTTGAGGAACGTCGAAAAGCGCTTGCTGATGCCCTCGGTGGGGCTTCGAAGGATGATAAAACGCCACCCGAAGAGCCTACGAAAGACGACAAGGGAAGCAAGGCAATCAAGGACAGACTGGCGCATTTTTTCGGTTTAGCCCCAGGGGAGACTCCTCTCGGGGCGGACAACGACTTCTGATCAACGAGCTCTACTATGGTTGTCCCTGCGCCTCTTGCTCATCCATAAGCAACTCCACTCCACCAGAGGCGGTATTCTCCCCTGATGTACTGGAGGGCTTCCTACACAAGATATACGACGGGTTTGATATCTCTAACGACATCGAGCCAACAGCGTGGAGGGAGGTGCTGCGCATTATGAATTCTGGGGCTGTGCAAGGGCTTTCCGAGAGCACAACCCCACCGACCCACGAGGAAGGCTTCTTGCGAAGCATCCGCCACTCCAACGAGGTATTCTCCGTCTTCAAGACCCACGCAATGGGGACAAAGATGGCAGAGCGTCTTATAGGTGAGGACGGGAAGCTCCGCTCCTTCGAGGAGTGGCGCAAGGCGGTCGCCCCCATCGCTCGCCATCAGGTAGGCTCGTGGCTACGCACCGAGTACGACACCGCTGTCATTCGTGCTCATCAGGCGGCTGACTGGCTCGAGTTCGAAGCCAATAAGGATATTTTCCCCAACCTGCAGTGGATGCCTACCACGTCGGTATCCCCCGAGTCAAGCCATCAGGTATTCTGGTCAAAGCCCGTCATCCTCCCCGTGGACGATCCATTCTGGCAAGAGCATCGGCCAGGTGACCGATGGAACTGTAAATGCTCCCTTGATGCCACCGATGCTGACGTGCAACGGCTCGACACCGAAGAGCGCAAGGAGGCTGCAAAGCCAGAGCATCAGGCACAGCGCGGACTTGAAGGGAACCCCGCCTATAAGGGGCTCATCACGGATAAGCACCCCTACTATCCTGAGAGCTGCGCCAAGTGCCCGTTCTACTCATCAAAGGGGCTAAAGGGATGGATTCGCAGACGCCTAAGCAACAGAGTAAAGGATTGCCACAATTGCCCCTACGTAGATGAAAAGATAGAGGAAGCTCGAAAGGGAGATATGGGCATCTATCGAAGCGTCGAGCAGGAGGAGTTTGGAGAGCGTTTCAAGATAAGCAACAGTGCTGACCCCATAGATTTAGAAGACAACAAGCGTGTCGCCCGAGCGATCCTGCGCTCATTCCCTGATATTGAGGTGAGAATACGATCACACAGCAAGGAGTTCGGAGTGAAGAACCCAGAGCTATTAATAGGAGGTGTACTTTGTGATAACAAGATGATACGAGGCGAACAAGGTGTAACCAATGCGTTTAAAAAAGCACTGAAGCAAGGGTGCCAGTCTGTTATCATTGACTTAGATGCTCACCTGAAGAAAATACATACCAACGAGCTCGCAGCTTATATATCTCGTCGGAGTGCCGATTTCAAAGAGGGACGAATCCAGCAATGCTATATCGTCTACAGAGGGAAGGCCGTCGTAATCAAGACAGGAGACAAAGAGGCGATAAAGGAAATCTTATCCCACTTAGAATAGCAAATGGAGCCGTAGAATTATCTACGACTCCATTATAGGGTGTCACCCAGAGATCAGCGGAGCTTGAAGTTATCGCGCTTATAGTTTGCTGACGTGCTGACTCTGCAAATATAATAAATCTATCTGTAAATGCAATCTGCTAAACTTCTCAAAGTTATCACTCGCCTCACAGCAGAGTACGAGAAGGAGATTAACATCGTCCTGCCGCGTAAGGTAGCGGTCCTGGCGAAGCAACACTACAAGGCTAACTTCCGACAGTCGGGGTTCGTCGATGGCGGCTTGCGTCCATGGCAGCGGGCCCAACGAGAGGGAGGGTCAAGCACCTCAGCTCAGTACCGTACGCTCACCTCTGCACGCAACCACTTGATGAGTAGTATCGAGACTGTGCCAAGTAGGGCATCTGTACTGGTTTACAACCCCGTCGCTTATGCCCGCATTCACAATGAGGGAGGTATGCTTATCTCTAACCCCACTGTCACGCCCAAAATGCGCAAGTGGTTTTGGGCGCAGTACTACCACGCTGGGGGAGACAAGGGAGGAGAGGCTGCCGAGAAGTGGAAGCGTATAGCGCTAGGTGCACGCGACAAACTGATGATCAAGGTGCGTATGCCCAAGCGTCAATTCATCGGCGAGAGTAAGGAGCTACGCGAGCGTATCAATGAAGAGATCATCAAGAGTATTAACAAGGTTAGCGACAACGCACTCAAGGAATAACTATGGAGTATTTAATTCTGCCCATCATACAGCATATCTCTAATGGTATGCCTGAGCTAATGGTCGTAGACGAAGACTATGGACAGCTGGAGGTTGTAGATGACGAGGGTAAACTCATGTATGAGCTCACATACCCCGCAGTACTTGTTGACCTAGAGCAGGTCGACTGGAGTGAAATACAAGGGGGAAGCCAGTTCGGAGAAGCACGTATCAAGGCGCGCTTACTTATCGATTGCTATGAGGACACCCACGTCGGTAGTGGCACAGAGATGTTCATCCAACAGCGCGAGGAGATGCGCGCACGCATGCATCAACTCCTCCAGGGGTTCCATCCGTCGGGAAGTGCGGGGTCAGGGCTAGTCCGAATAGAAAGCAAGTTCTACACTTGGAATCATGGCATTAAGGTCTACCAGGAGACCTACACGTGTCGGGTATCAGAGGTTATCACTCGACAAACAACTCCCCCAAGCTCTCCTGTGAGGATTGCGATCGAGACTTCCATCGAGAGACCCTAAAGCCTGTAAACTCCTTCTTGCACTCCTTGGGTTCATCCTCCTCTCGGATACATGAGCGCAGCACGTCAAGCACCGTGAACTCCGAGATGTAATACTTCTCGGAGAGCATGGTGATGATTGCCGAGTAGCGCAGCTTCTTCACATCCATAAGGTGGCGGTAGTCCTTATAGAGGTCACGATTTCGGCGCTCTATGAGCTCTTTACTTCGACCCTTGGGCATATTACTGATGTGGTGGGGATTATCTACCACAAAGATACCTCCAATATACCTCTCACAGCAAATAATTGAGGGGGCGTGCAGCTGTTGCCACACGCCCCCTCAATCGTTGTAGGTCTGCTTAGTAGTCGGGGTGAGCTCTTAGCAGGCGCATCGTCTCGTACCAGCCAGGGAAGCCACCGAGGTTCTTGTCGTCGATGTAGACATTGGCGTAGACCTTTTTGCCTCCATCGCCATAGATCGAGAGGTTCTCAGGCTCGTGGTCATTCACTCGGTCAAATGGGATGCCCTCCTCCAGGAGCCAGTTGATCGCGTTGACAAGCAGCTCTCCTGTTCGGCAAGTCCAGATGATGATGTAGTGGCCTTTCTCTCGGAGCTCTTCGAGGCTCTTTTTCGCCCCTGGCATTACACCTCCGATATTTGGATAGGCACTCTCACAGAGTGTGCCGTCGAAGTCAACAGCTATAATCATACGTCCGTCTCTTTAGGTGCGACATACTGATACACGTCGAGGATGCCGAGGTCTGCAATGCTGACGATCTCATACGAGGAGAGGCTCTCGCTGAGGTGAGACTCCAGCAGTGTCGCTGCCGAGAGCAAGGAGTCCTCTCTGACCACCATTGCCACGGAGGTCTTACGCTCCTGCCCCGAGCTCGCATCCAGCGTGATCAAGTTGACCTTCCCGCGGTAGTAGTTGCTACCGTTGTTATTGATCAGCATATCCGCCAAGCGCATCGGGCGGATGTTCACCACTTCGAGCACCCCGCACGAAACGAAGGGTGTTACCTCCTTGATGATACGCTCCTCAGCCTCCGTGAAGGAGAGGGCATCCACCAGATAACTTTCAGAGACCTTTCTAAGTCCCATCTCGTCGCCCTGACGTTCATAGGCGACGGTACACAAATACCATTTATTCATATTTCTTCGTCTGTTAGATTCATTGTGTGTAACAGGTGATAGCATAGATCCTCTGAGACCACACGCTCCCATACACGGAAGTCTTCGCTACTATCGAATACGCGTCCCCCACCAAGGAGTACATAGAGTGGACCATCCCCACATCGACGAATAGAACAGGCCGAGGTTGGAGTCACCACGCAGCCTGATTCATCAACATCTCCGAGCTTGACCTGAAGACCACGCACGTACTCTTCTACGATGTTCTTCTCTGTTCGGCGATAGGACTCTACGGCTATATATATCGCTTTCTCTTCGCTGGATGCGGAGAACTTCTGAAGCGACCAGCCAACCTCGATTATCCACGTTCGCTTTTCGCCCATCGTTCGGAGCGAAGCCAGCCCCATTGACGTATAGGCGATCAGAGAGCAGCCGTCTTCATCTTCGGTACGGGTTGGATCCCAGCTCTCCCACAATTCTTCATGGGAGAGCTTCTGTGTGAGAGAGTACTTCATACTTCGACCATCGATAGGGGGATGTTGACCCACTTGCCCTTCTCGTCCTTCTCTTCAGCGCGGATGAAGACACGCGTCCACTCGGCTAAGAAGGCTTCCTTAATGATGGTCACGCCTCGTGCAAAGCGTGGGTCTGCCACCATTTCGACATACTTATCGAGCTGGATGACGTTCTCCGCCTGAAGCTGACCGCGGCCATCACGTGAGAGGAGGTCGAGGATGATGCGCACGAGCTTCTGCGACTTCTCCCCATCAGCCATCGACGCGAGTGACTCTTCGATGAGGGAGATACCAGCGTCTGCCGTTGCGTCATAGGAGACCTTTTTATATTTCCCAATCGTGATGCGCTGATTAGCCTCCTCATTTCGGAAGGTGTGCTGCCCCTGCTCCTTCCCCCCGATGAGGGAGATTTTAAGTTCCAGAAGCGAGCTGAAGGCGGAGAGGACACGCATCTTCGCACGCTTGAGAGCGTCATTCGCAGCCTTCAGCTCTCCGAATGTCTCGGAGACCGTCTCCTCGCAGATCTTGCGGAAGTCCTCGCGTTCACTCTTGGCGCGCTGCTCTTCTGCGCGTGCTTGCTCTTGCTCTTTGAGGCGCTGGTACTCGGCCAGCTGCTCTTCGGTGATAGCCACCGTCTTGTTTTCTTGTTGTTCCATCTTACTTATTGCATGATTTTAATGGGTGATTCTACTCCGTCGCGGTAGCGCTTGTCCATTCGCTGTCGCACCGCTTCGATCTTCCATCCGAGCGCGTTATAGCGACTTCGCTCAGCTGGCGTCGCCGTATCGGCTCGTATTCGCTTGAGGAGCTCGTCTCGCTCCTGCTCGTACATCTCGATATCCTGCTGGTAGGACTGCTCAAGATGACGCTTGGCAGCCTTGTCTATTCGTCCCATGTGTCATTAGTTAGGTAGTTGTCCTTTGGTGATCTCGGCACCTAACGCCGCCCTGCGCTGCTCATAGCCCTTCAACTCTGCCTTATTGCGTATTGAGAGCATCTTCACACGGAGCGCCTTCAGTTCGGGGATAGTGAGATATCGGAAGGGCTTCCCTGCAATACGTGGGGTACAGCAGAAGCGGTCAACAGCATCCCAGTCGGTGGTGTCGATGCCATAGAGTTGGAATTGCTTTAGCACCGCCGAGCGTGCCTTCTTCTTCTCCTCGAGGTTCTCTACCTGCTGGCGGAGCTGTCGGATCATCAGCGAATACTCGCGCTCGCTCATCTCCTTAAGGGAGGCTGTACGCCCGTTCGTCCACTGCAGGACGAGGTCTTCCTTTGATGCGCCTGGCATGCTCTTCAAGAGAGCGTAGAATGCAGCGTAGTTAGTGCGTGCCATTACTCTCCCTCCTCAGTACGCTTTTCGAGCTGTTCAAGAAGTTCGCTTTGAAGCTGCTCACGTTCGGCCTTGAGCTTTGACAGGTCATTTCTCAATGTCACCAGCTCTTCTTCAGCATCGGTATGAGCCCTGCGCTCACGAGCGTAGTCTATGAGTGCACGCTCTAGACGCTCCAGAAGGTCATCATCGAAGGCCCTCAAGTCCTCCAGGATCTTGACAAGAGGACGGATAGAGACTCTATCGAAGATCTCGAGCGTAATGAGGACGGTGAATCCGATTAGGAGTAGATAGTTCATCATTTCTTAATTATTAGTTGGTTCGTTACTTGTTTCTGTTTCTAAGCCCCAGTACTTCACCTCTGCTTCCGCCCAGATGCTGTAGTGCTTACCAGCCTCGGGGATGAAGCGCCCCTTGCAGATGGCGCGGTATCCCTGCACGAGTATTTTCATATCAGCGTCGTACTGCACCTTGGTAGCTGTCGATCCGTAGGGCTTATCCCCGTCGGCGTGTGAGATGAAGATGAATAGCTTCTTGGGGTGCGCCTCCTTAAGGCGCTTGTAGTCGTTGTAGTTGAGTCCTGTGTATTGGAGACTATCGATGATGATGAAGTCGGGGCTGCGCTGCTTCTTCAGGCGTATGTTGAGGTCTTCCATACTCTCACGGTCAAGGATAAGGAAGCGCCCGTCGACATCGCCCATCTGGCACCGCTCCATATTTTCCTGGAAGGAGAGCCCGATAGACTCCTCAAGGGTGTTGTAGGCGACCCTGCCGTACTTACAGAGCTCTCGAGCGAGCTGCATCGCAAAGGAGCTCTTGCCGTTTGCCGATTGTCCCCAGATGAGCCACACCCCCGCCCTCCCAGGCTCGCCGAAGGCTTCCCTCCAGCGCCCCTCGAAGGGGATCGAAGGGACTTTCTTTGCCAGCACCTCGCTGGCGGAGTATGCTCGTGCCATCGCTATGCCCCTGCTTGTAGTTTCAGCTTCTCTATCTCTGTGTAGACCTTGCGAAGCCCGCCCGACTTTCGGGCGAGGCTGACGGCGTCTACCCCCTCGGGGGCGTTGAGCTTGGCGACCTCTACCGCCTGCTTCAGGAGGAAACTCTTACGCTCCTCACCATCCTGCGGAGTGACCTTGCGATAGGCATCCCCGAAGCGACTGAAGAGCTCCGTATAGCCGACCTTGCAGCAGTCGATACTACGCTCAATCTTCGCCCTCAGCCCGTCGGCCCCCATCATGTACCACCCGCAGGCGCGCTCCGTAGCGTTCCACAGCGCCTTGAGCTCAAGGAAGGCTTCGTACTGGAGGTCCCCAGCTTCATCGAGGATGATCAGTGGCTGATGCAGTCCCTTGAGGTAGTAGACCAGGTCAGCATAGACCTCTTCGTAGCGTCCCTTAGCATCCAAGCCAAAGCCGATAGCGATGGAGCGGACCAGGCGGACCTTCGTCTTTGTCTGCGAGCAGTCGATATATACGACATGCTTATGCGTGCGGGCATAGTGGCGGGCGCTGAAGGTCTTCCCGATATTAGGGATGTCGCAGAGGAGGGCGCTGAGGCTGCGCTCCTGGCAGGCTTCCAGCTGGCTGGTGATGTAGGAGTAGGTGTCGGTCTTCGCCACTTTCCACTCGATCTCCCCGCGCAGGGGTACATTGAGGCGGCGTGCAAGGCTGAGCCACGCTGAGTCGCTCAGCTGCTTGTCGAGCTTCCCCTTCTTGATCGTAGAATAGACAGATGAGGAGATCCCGATAGCCGTAGCGTGCTTGCTGTCGCTGGGATAGTTCGCTCTGTCGGCGAGGATCGCCGTGAGCGTGCGTTCTTTGAGTTCGTTACTTAGTTGCATGGCGTACTGCATTTAGGGCGTTTTCGGAGAATCGGTCTTCGCGGAAGACAAGCTGGAGCCCACATACGTCGGGGTAGCACACTGCCAGGCCGAATTCATCGTAGCGGTTAAGTTCGTTGTACTTGTCGCCCCCGAGGAGGTCTACAAGCTCATCCATCGTGTAGATGGTCGTGTTGTCATACTTCTTCATTTGAGTGTCGTTTGATTAGTATTCGTATGCTGTTATAAGTCTGCCATAGCGCGCATGCGGGCTTCTTCAGGACTGCTCTGCAGGTAGTCGCTATCGAGCAGCTCGCCATCGTCGCCACGCTTCATCGTGACTATCTCGACAGGCTTGAGTTCGGTGAGCGTCTTGTGCGTCTCTTCCTTGAGGAGGCGCGCCTTGCTGGGCAGACGCTCAGCGATGTGTGCGTCAAAGGCTTTCACGCGCTGCAGCTGCATGTGCAGCTGGTGGCGGTCTTCGTCGGTCTGCTCGGCCTTAGCTTCGTTGATGCGCTGTATTTCGCAGGCGGTCTCGATGAAGCGCCCACCTTCGTAGATGTAGACCTCGTTCATTTGTCCTTCCTCCTGCTCCCACCAATAGGCGTCGACCTTCCCGTTGCGGTCCTTCAGCTTGCTGATCCCCTCAGGAGAGAGGGCGAAGCTGCGGTAGTTGGCTTTGATGTGCCCACGGCGGACGGACGTTGAGCGGTGCTCCCCGATGAGGGTCGCCAGCTTGTGGACGTCTATCTCTGCCAGCTGAGGATTCACAGACTCCTGAAGGACCTCCCAGCGGGTGCGGCCACCCCAATAGGCGGTGTTGCTGTGCGGAGAATGGTTGTACTCGTAGATAAGCCCCTCGTAGAAGGCGACTGCGTCCTCATAAGCCCATACCTTAGCTTTGAATCGGTCGTTGTGCTCGTCGAAGCTCTTCTCCTCACTCGTCTGGTTGGCATCCAGGCGGGCATAGTGACGCCCCGTGTTAGGGATGTACTCCTTTTCCGTCTGGTACTTGAAGAGGCGGTTCATGTGTTCCGCGCCCTTCGCCTGCGAGTTACCAGGCGCGAGGAAGTTGGGCTCAGGGAATAGCACCCCAGGGCGCATCAGCGTATCCTTAAAGTCGGAGACCAAGTGCTGCTCCACTTCGGCCTCATAGGGGCAGGGAAGCCCCAGAGAGAGGAGCGTGCGGAAGGTTGACTGCAAGCACCCGAGGAAGATGTCGTGTCGCTTCTTACCGCTGAAGGCGTAGCCGATGATCGCCTGGCTCGCCAGGTCGTACGCTACGTAGATCTTCAAGCTGACCACTTCACTGACTCCCTGCTCTCTCCAGTTGACCTTGAGTTTAAGGTCACGGTCATCGAGGGAGATCTTAGAGAGCGACATCGTCGGACGCTTACGCAGCACAAAGGGCTGGTTCTTCCCACGCCACGTCTGATAGTCGTCGTGGACCTTTCCGCGCAGGGCTTTCGCTTCTGGTGTAGAGAGGTAGTTCGCCACGGTCGTCTCGCTGAGGGGCTTGTAAGGCGTTGGATCGTACAGCTCACCCGTCTCAGGGTTGTAGACCGTCAGCTCTCCCTCCACGAAGCGGTTGTACCGCTCAGCCACCGTACTATTGTAGGGGCGCATGTCGTCGTTGTCGAGAGCAAGGAGGAGGTAAAGCGTGTCGCGATCCACCTTACGGGTCTGCTGGTTGCCGAACTTCTTACTGATTAAGCTCTCGTAGCCACGTTCATCGAACTCACGCAGCGCCTTGCGGAAGCGAGCTGCGCTCTGAGGTAGCGTATGTCCCACCTCCTGGCGGTAGTAGCCGATAGCGCTGGCGAGCTGCTCCCATCTGATGGTCTTCTTACCACCCATAACGCGCTTGAGGAGGCGCATATCAGCCTGGAGGTTCTTCACAGCCATCAATACAGAGGCATTCACCGTGTATTCTTCCGTCAGCTGAGCGATGCGCTCGAGCGGGAGTGAGAGGTTTAGCTCTCTCAGACGCTTCGGGTAGTACTGCATAGCACCTCGATCGCGGCGGTAGTGGTCGCTGAACCACTTGCGGAGCGTTGCGACATGGACGGCATCGCCTCCAAGGCGCTGGTCTACCTTATCGCGAAGCTCCAAAGGCAGGCTATCATAGTCGACAAGGACGCTGCCACCCTTACCGCCACCCTTACGAAGGACCTTTATACGCCCTCGGCGGGCCTGAGCTCTATAATTTTCGTAGGAAATCACAGGGGCCAAGCACTCGGACTGATCTTCGATAGTCCGTCGATCCTCAATAAGGTCGGAGAGATCGATGGCCGTAGCTTTTCCGTAGTGCTGAAGCATGGCAATTATTTTAGCTCCGACGCCGTCGCCTGTATGAGCGAGAGCATCTGCAGTGTGACATTGTGATAGGTGGCGACGAGCTTACCTCCATACTCAAGGGTAGCTTCACTTGAAGCTTTGTCAACGGTAATGACTGCGCCATTAGTGAACGTTTGGACCATCTTGCCCTCTGCATCGTGTATCGTCTCACACTCAGGGGCGGTGCAGTAGACCATCCCCCCACGCTCAAGGGCTAGCTGGCGCGCACGTTCTGACTGCTCCCCATGCCGACGGAAGGTCAATGCGAGGCTCAACGCCCCGTCAGTGAGCCCCGTCTCCTTCAGGATAGCACGGCGGTCTTCGGTGGTAAGTCGGATTTGTCTTTCCATATTATAGTTGTGTCTTTATGGCTCCCCGAGGCGCCAACCTCGAGGATGCCTGTGGTTACTAATCGATAGCTATCTGATACACGTAGACTTCGCCATCATCTCCATGGCGTAGCAGGCTGTACACCTCTGCGCCTTCGGGGAGCTGATCACCCCAATGTGGCAGTGGCTCATCTTCTTCCTCGAGTTCGAGGCCTTCCGCGAGGAAGGCTACTTCATGAATAGGGTCGCAGTCGTCGATGTGGCGGATACCGAATCCAGGCTCATCGGTGCATACTGTCACACTCTTTCCTTCGTACAGCGCTAGGAGCAGCGCCTCAAGGATTTCTGATCTTTTTTTTGTCGTAATCATATCAGTTCGTCTATTTCATTTCGTTTATCTTTACAGCGGTGTAATCGTCTTACAACAATGCAAAGTAAAGGATAAAATTCTAACCAAGCAAGAGTTTTGGAAAGTAAATTAACCTTCGTAAAGGAGAGAATGCTGTATGTAGCTAAGATAAAAGGTATTAGGCTTGCCGATTTTTGCGAGTCGATCGGGCAAACATACGGAAACTATAAGGGGGAGAACATAAAATCCGCAGTCTCCTCCGAGGTGTTGGTTAGATTATTAGCCATATATCCTGACGTAAATGCTGATTTTATCCTCCGTGGAACAGGTGCTCCAATCACCCCAGAGAGAAGTATAGCCGAAAACGCAGAGGATCGCGCAGCCCTCGCAGACATAGAAAGGGAAGAGACTAGTGGTGACCCACACCCCTCAGAGGCGATACAGCTGCTAAAATCGGAAGTCGCTTACTTGCGGGGGCTCGTATTGAAACGAGATGAACAGCTTTTTGAACTCGTCAAAAGACTAAATACCCCACCCCAATAGCATTACGCGCTCAAAATCAGGAGAATACCCATAATTCTATATATCATACCCCCATTAACTCACGCAAAAAAGGCGTAAAAAAGGGGGAAGATATTGTATTACCCCCCTTAACTCACTCCCATTTTAGAGCCGTTTTGACCCTCCAAGTGCCCCCCCAAATTACCCCGATTTGACCCGCCAAATCGAACACCCAAGCGACCCCCCAACCCCTTAAACCAAGCAAAAACAGAGCTAAGACACACATCCCGATAGGGTGGTGGCGATGGCCATAATACAGCATAGGCGGGCACAGCACTATATACATGCTATACCCGCCTATTATCAGCGTTTGCGCCCGTCTGGCGCGTTATTTAGCCCCTTCCCGAGCTATCGATCTCCCCATGTAACATCAAGCGCCGTCTAACGTCGTCCGAACGCCCATAAAGTAACACCAAAGTAACACAAATGTAACGCTTCGTTTTGTGCGACCATCATCGAGCGAAGCGGCCGAACGCGCGTACACACAGCGATTTACAGTGCGTTTTCAACTCTGTCGTGATGTGACACTTCGTTTTACCCCCCTTACTTTAGCACACACCTTGATGTGTATCTCATTCCCCTCCAGCAGGGGGCGGATGAGGTTCACTCCACCCGTCGTCAGATCCCAT